CTTGACAAGGAACGTGATAGCTCGCTTGCCTGTTATCGATTCATTTCTGAATTGATGACTGAATGTACCCTATCTACCTAGCCTTGTCAACACTTAATTTTCAGTACCGATATGTTGGACTTACTTAAAGCGCGCAGCTGTATTCTATACCGGGTAACCACACCACACGCATATAGAGCTGTGAACGAAGGAGCTAGATAGATTGTTAAAGGGCAAACCTAGAAACCAGGTTTTTGTCATCAGTTGCGATGAACCGATAATCATTAATGTACACGATTGGCAGAACATTGCAATAGGTTTATTGACTAAGTTGTAATAGGTTGTAACGCACATTCAAGCCCATATATAAGGTGATAGCTCACGCCATGCTGTACTAGACAGACGGTTATAAGACAAGGCATTGATATACGTATACATGCATGTGCCGATAGGCGTAATGAGAATGATTCGTATCTAACGTGCCTTCGGCACAAGTAACAAGCATTCATGCGGGTTGCAAGCGAAGTGTGTACTAACATACCAGGTTTTGTAAGGTGAAAGTATGCAGATGTGTTCAATGCACATATGTTTATGCTAATACAACTGAGAATCATTCGCATTAACCAGGATATTCGCTGAAGCTCAGCATATTCCTTGTCTAGACAAATGTTTAGGCTTGAATTATGCTAGGCTATGCTGAGGGGGTAGGCAGGGGTTTACTTTTGGTTCTATATGTGCATTGCACCTTCTAAATTTCTCCAAGAAATTACAGCTTTCCCTTGAGAATATACTGGGGAGTAAGCTTCTCCTTATTGCTAAGACGTATGCTTCGCATACAAGCTGAATTAATTGTGCCGAAAGGCACGTAAGAGCATATGAACGTAGTTCGTTATGTCTGCGGTGACATATAAAAATTTTTAGAAAGAAAATTAATGGCTAAATTGAGTTTGACAGATATTACCAGCGGATTCAATCTAGCCGCTATTAATGATAATTTTGATAGGATTGAAGCTGAGTTTCAAGATAAGGTGCTTTATAGGGATAATCCTGTAGGAGAGCCTAATTCAATGGATAATGCCATTGATATGAATGGACAAGAGATTGTTAATCTAGGCGCTCCTAGTAATGCTAATTCCGCTTTACGTCTAGCTGACCTCCCTACTACGCCCATCGGCTCTACAACAGCTACGCTCACTACTTTCTCTCCTACCGCTACAATTGCTTCTACGAATGTACAGGGGGCTATTAACGAAAGTGATACAGAGAATAGAGCAGCTCTTGCTGCTGAGATTGCTCTGTTGGCTTCAGCCACTGGTTCTGCTAATATCGGATTTAAGCAGGACGGTACAAACACTGTAACTCGTACTGTTGAGGCTAAGCTACAAGAATTTGACAGCGTTGATGACTACACTACGCTTCAGCTTGCTGCGTCTTCTGGTAAGTCAATTGATCTAGTCGATAAGACATACACTACAGCTTCTAATATTAGATTGCCCCTTCCTGCTAGATTCTCTGGTAATGGACGAGAAAGCCTTATCGTAGCAAGTGCTGCATTCCCAGCAGACTATCTCCTCACTCTTTCTCCAAATGTAGGGCAAGACCCTAAGAATTGGATTGTAGAAGATTTTGGTTTGAGGAATGATGGGGCTGCAGTCGCTGGGATTCTTCTAGATATTGCTACTGCTGGTAAATACATCAGCAAGCTTTCTCTTCGTAGAATTATAAGCCATACGGCATACTCTAATAACATCTTCCTAGAACTTCTCAATCCTGTTAATGTAGACGGATTGTTTACAATGGAGATTTCAGATTGCTGGTCCTTTGGTGGATATTTCCTTGATAATGTTGGAGATAGTGTTATTCTCCAGAGGAACACTACCACTGGGGCAGGGAGAGCTTATTACGTAAATCAGCTTGCTAGTGCATCCCATATTATGATTAGGGATGGTAATTCCACTTCTACTGGTGGTGTATTGATTGCGAATAGCTTCAATCTCACTTACCAGAATATGCAGAATGAGGTGGGAACATATACAGGTACTGGTACTGGATTGTTCACTTGCCAGAATGGTACAGCGACTGATAATATTAACCTTCGTATTCTTGATAATAATTTTAATACGAATGGTGCAACTAACACTACGCTTGCTTGTATCTTCCTTAATAATACGCAGAATGCTTCTATTACAGGAAATACGTTAATCACGAATGGTACGACAGGGGCACATATTGTTCTTGATACTGCGGCAAAGAATACGTATATTGGTCCTAATACTTATTTTAATCAATCAGGTGTAGAGATCAATCCGATTATCAGTGACAGTGGTGTAGGTACAATGGGAATCTGGAAGGCAGCCTCTGAAACTACATGGACAGTCGGCTCTCTTGAATTCTTTAAGGATAGAGATGGATTTGTTCATCTACGTGGCAACCTATCGGGAGCTGCATCAACGGTTGGTCAGGTTATCACCACGCTTCCTGTTGGCTTTCGTCCATCCACTTCACAAGTGCTAGTAGTTTCTTATGCTACAGTTGTAGGAAACATCCTCATTGATACAGCAGGTGTTGTCACCCTCAATGTCGCAGGACAAACTGGTGCTAATTTTGATGGCCTAGTCTTTAGCGCTAAGGTGTAATATGACTGTAACAGAAGTTGGAATAAAGAGTGTACCTCCTGCGTTGATGACGGCATGGAGCTTCTGGGGATTCACTTTAAATGAATGGGCGGCCATAGCAGGTATTGCCTATTCCATTCTGATGATCTTCTTTCTCTTGAAAGATAGATTTACGAAATGGAGAAAAGAAAGAGATGAATCTTAATAATAAATGGCTAATTGGAACAGCTTCAGCTGTCCTCTTATCCTCTGTTGCATTATGGGAAGGTACACGATATCTTCCCTATAAGGATATAGCAGGCGTACCAACAGTGTGTCAAGGTTACACTGGCAGAGATATTCAAATGGGAAAGCGCTATTCTAAAGATGAATGCGCTGCCTTTCTACGTAAAGAACTAAAAACCCATAGTGATGGAGTATTAAATTGCATCAATGTCCCAATTAAAGAACATCAATACAATGCCTACGTACTCTTTGCCTATAATGTCGGAGTTAGTGGTTTCTGCAACTCCCGTTCTGCTAAACTTCTCAATGCAGGAAAATATACAGAATCCTGTTGGGCTCTATCCCAAGGTCCTACAGGGAACCCTGTCTGGAGCTATGTGGGAGATAAGTTTGTCCAAGGATTATATAATCGTAGGCAATATGAAACAGCCATGTGCTTAGGAGATAAATATGAACCTTCTAGCCCTTAAAATAGGCATTGTAGGCGTTTTAATTGTTTTGGTAGGGGTATGGCACTATATGAGCTTAAAAGCTGCTGTAGGGGCTGCTAAAGCCTCTGTAGTAGCAGAATATCAGATTGAAATAGATAAATCTGTAGCAAAAGCTATAGAAGATACCAAAAAGCTCCAAGAGAGTGCTGATGTCATCAAGGAAAAGAAATATGAAACTCTTAAACGCAATAATGATAAGCTCCTTGCTGATATTGTCAGCCTGCAGCAGCGTGCCAAACGTCCAAGCCCCACAAACCTTGCCCCAAATCCCTCAGCTAGAGAAGCCTGCACAGCAGCCCAGCTTTACCGAGAGGATGCGGAGTTTCTTGCAAGGGAAGCTGCCAGAGCAGATAGTGTTTTAATTGAAAGAAATTACTATTATGAACAATACGAATCCATCCGAAAACAGCTTTCTCCCCAGTAGGGAGCAATTGCTGGACAGTGCTGGTCGTCCTCTAACACAATCCTTATTCTTGGAATTTGGCTACGGAGAAGCAGCCATCTATACAATGAAGGATATTGACCACATCTGGAATGGAAAGACGTATGTGTCAATTAAGAAGCTATATCTTCTAGAAGAAGACCCAACAGAATATGATTTTGCTATTAAATACTTCCTAAGTTGGGGCCATTGGCAACGCATCTGTGAGAATAAGATGATTAGGAAATACATTGATGAATGGCGGGATGAGCTTGAGATGAAGCTACGAAGCCGTGCAGTCAAGGAAATGATCAAGAATTCCAGCAAAGGTAAGATTGTGGCCTCTAAATGGCTTGCAGACAAGGGATGGGCACAGAGAGGTGCTGGTAGGCCCACCAAAGCGGAAATAGAAGGTGAGAAGGCGTTTAGAGCCTCTGTAGCTAGTGAGTTTAGTGATGATGTAGCACGACTTCGTGCTGTTAAATAAAGGAAGATATGCCAAATTTCTTTGGAGGAATGCTAGGCAAGGCAGAAGAAGCTCTTAAAGGGCGAACTAAGCAAATAGCCTCACAAGAAGATGAAGCGCTTGGTCGCACATCAGATAAGGAAGAAGACAGTGTACGTAAAGATGCTAAACAGCGTCAATTACGTAATGAACAAGCTGCAGAGGGTAAAACCCGCCTATCTACAGCAGATAAGAAATATTAAGGAATAACATGGCGAGAATAGAAGACATTTGGCTCAAAGAGGCTAAGACACGGCTTGAGAAGATGCCTGAAGAGGCTAAGCAACTTAGAGAAACAGCTTTGAACGATCTGTACTTCTTTGCTCGTCTTGTCAACCCCAACTACGTGTATGGGGACATTCATAAGAAGTTCTACAAATGGCTTGAAGAATATTCCCTATACGGGCAAGGAGAGGCACAGAGCACAAATAAGCTCGTCATGCTCCCCCGAGGGCATTTGAAGAGCCATATGGTTGCTACATGGGCTGCTTGGATTATTACAAGACATCCTGAAATTTCAATCCTATACCTCTCAGCAACGGCTGAACTAGCTGAGAAACAGTTGTATGCGATTCAGAACATATTGGGGAGTACTATTTACAACCGATATTTTCCTGAATACATCAACCCCCAAGAAGGAAAGCGTGAGAAATGGAGTCAGAGAAAATTCTCTATTGACCATGAGAAGCGCAAACAAGAAGCCATTCGAGATGAGACAGTTGCCACTGCTGGATTGACTACTAATACAACTGGCTGGCACGCTGACATCATCATTTCGGATGACATTGTAGTTCCTGAAAATGCATATACAACAGATGGACGAGAGAGCGTTCTTAAGAAGGCATCTCAATTTACATCTATTCGTAATGCAGGGGGTTTCACACTAGCCTGCGGTACTCGTTACCATCCATCAGACGTATACGCGACTTGGCGAGACCAAGAGTTCGATGTTTACAATGAAGAAGGTGACATTATTCGGCAAGACCCTGTATGGGAGATTAAAGAATACGCAGTAGAGGTAGATGGTGTTTTTATCTGGCCTAAGACGATGCGAAGCGATAAGAAGTTCTTTGGCTTTGATGCTCAGGTTTTGGCTCGCATTCGTGCAGAATATTCAGATAAGGTACAATTTCATGCTCAGTATTACAATGACCCTAATGACCCAGGTTCCAACCGAATTGATCGTTCAAAGTTTCAATACTATGAGAAACGTTTTCTTCGACAGGAGAGTGGATATTGGTATTATAAAACACATAAATTAAATGTTTACGCTGCTATTGACTTTGCTTTCAGCTTAAACAAGAAAGCAGACAGTACAGCTATTGTTGTAATTGGTATTGATTCTGAAGGTTTTATTTATGTACTTGACATCGTTGTGTTCAAGAGTGATCGAATTGGAGAATATTTTAAAAACATCTCCGATTTACACTCCAAATGGGAATTCAAAAAGCTCAGAGCGGAAGTTACAGTCGCGCAAGCAGTTATTGTCAGAGACCTCAAAGATAAACTTCGCGAAGAGGGGCTCAGCCTATCTATAGACGAATATCGCCCTACTAGGAATGAAGGCACAAAGGCGGAACGCATTGCTGCTACGCTAGAACACAAATATGAGAATATGTCTGTATGGCACTTTAAAGGGGGCTACACAGACGTGCTAGAAGAAGAATTGGTTCTGGCAAGGCCACCACATGACGACATTAAAGACGCCCTCGCTTCTGCAGTATCTATCGCAGTGAAGCCTAAGAGGGCAAGAGCATCCACAGAGCTGGACGGTCAGAATGTTGTACAGTTCCACTCGCGTTTTGGGGGATTAAAATTCCGTGGCTAATAAGCAATATTATTTAGATAATAAAGAAGAAGTCAAAGCACGATCAGCAGAAAGATATTTAAAAATACGTGTGCGAGACAGAGAAAAACTTAATGCACAGAGTGCTGCTAAATACCATTCTAATAAGACTAATCTCTCTTTTCGACTGCGACAACTAGTTCGAGGGGCTAAAGCCAGATCAAAGATACAAGATATACCTTTTGATTTAGATGTGGAGTATGTTCGTAATCTATGGGATTCCCAAGAAGGCAGATGTTCCGTATCTAATATCAAATTTGATCTAAATCCATCTGGGACATACCAGAATAAGGATGCCCCATCATTAGATAAGATTATCCCAAGTGATGGGTATATTAAAGGCAATATACGATTAGTCACGTGGCATGTAAATGCTGCTATTTTAAATCATGGATTGGAAACTTTTCTTGATCTCTGCAGAGCAGTAACTGAATATAACAAAGGACACCCATGAGCAGTAAGCCACTTGAAATCCGTAAAACTTTCAATAGTGATTCGGCAGCTGAGTATATTTCATACACTTGGCACACATATAATTCACAACGCCAAGAGAAAATTAATCAGTGGACTGAACTCAGACACTATATTTTTGCAACAGATACGACAACTACTACCAATTCTACATTGCCATGGAAGAACAGCACTACTCTGCCCAAGCTGTGCCAGATTAGGGACAATCTCCATTCTAATTACATCTCTGCTCTCTTCCCTAATGATGATTGGCTGAAGTGGGAAGCATACAGCAAGAATGATGCTACTAAGGAAAAAGTAGAAGCCATTGAATCTTATATGGCTAATAAGACACGTGAGGGGGGTTTTAGAGGCGAAATCAGTCGTCTCCTATACGATTACATTGATTACGGTAATGCGTTCGCTACAGTCGATTATGAGGCCTCCTTTCGTAGAGATGCACAGGACGAAAAGGTAACTATCTTTATTGGCCCTAAGATTCGTCGAATTAGCCCTATTGATATCGTCTTCAATCCTCTTGCTAATTCTTTCGCTGATTCTTTTAAAATTATTCGGAGTGTTCGTAATCTCGGTGAGCTTCGTCTTATGGCGGAGAATGAACCCGATAATCGATATCTGAAAAACGCCCTAGAGAATAGAGATCGTATGTATGCTCATATGAACTCTTATGGTATTGAGGAGTGGCAGAAGGCTGAAGGAATTAGTGTTGATGGTTTCGGTAACTATTGGGAATATCTTCAGAGCGGTTTTGTAGAGTTCTTGGAATTCTTTGGAGACATCCATGATCAACAGACAGGACAGGTTCATACAGGTCGTGTGATCACTGTCGTAGATCGTATGTATGTAATTCGTGATGAAGCTATTCCAACGTGGCTAGGACACGCCCCAATCTACCATACAGGCTGGCGCACTCGCCCAGACAATCTATGGGCTATGGGGCCTCTAGATAACCTTGTAGGTATGCAATATCGTATCGACCACCTAGAGAACTTGAAGGCAGATGCCATGGACTTGGCTATTCTCCCTCCTCTTGTTATCAAGGGAGATGTAGAACAGTTCGTATACAAACCTGGTGCTGAGATTCATATTGATGAGAATGGTGATGTACAAGAATTGGGGCACAATGTCCAATGGGTGATCACTGCAGACAACTCTATAGACCGCTTAGAGCAGCGTATGGAGATGTATGCGGGTGCTCCTAGGGAAGCCATGGGAATACGCACAGCGGGCGAGAAAACAGCCTTTGAAGTTCAACAGCTTCAGAATGCTGCAGGCCGTATCTTCCAAGAGAAAATCACTACGTTTGAAATCGAATTGCTTGAGAAATCATTGAACGCTATGTTGGAAACAGCTAAGCGCAATTTTGATGCTGAGGATGTTATCCGCGTGATGGATGACGATTTAGGAGTACAGAAGTTTGTCACAATCACCAAAGACGATATTACTGCTTCTGGCAAGCTGCGCCCTATCGGTGCTAGACATTTTGCTGCGCAAGCACAGCTCCTTCAAGGGCTTAGTGGAATATTTAACAGCAACATGGCCCAAGTAGTTAGCCCCCACCTTAGTGGTAAGAATCTGGCTAAACTCCTTGAAGAAGTTCTTGGTCTTTCTCGTTACGCTCTCTTCTCTCCTAATGCAGCTGTCTTTGAACAGCAAGAGACTATGAGGCTTTCTAAACAAGCTACAGAGGACCTAGGAGCTGAAGACGCAGTAGCTCAGACAGAAGGATTGAACGCATGAAACAAAGCTGGCTAGAGGGCTTAACGCCCGAGCAAGCTACGATTATGAAGAGTGACTTTAAAGGGTCACTTGGATTACGTAGACGCTTGGAAGAGCTATCACTAAAGAAAATT